TCATCGCGGCAATACTGCGCAATCTCGTCGTGACGCCCTTCGGCCCAAAGCTGGCCGATCATCGAGCCGTCGATGTCGCTCTTGCCGGGAAGACCAAGCGCGGCGCACAGTCGGTCCATGCCGATTGTGCTGCGCTGGCCGGCGAAGGCCGTCATCGTGTCGAACGCTTCGTTGCCCCACGGCTTGGGATCGCGCGGGAACCAGCCGGGAACGCGAACGCCAAGAATGATGGCGCGCTGCCAGACGAACCGGATATCGAAGCCGATGACGTTATGGCCGACTACGCAAACCGGATAGTGATTGTTGCGACCGAGATCATCGACGCTGGCGAAGAAGTCGCGCAGGATCGTCGCCTCGCCTTCGGGAGAGTAGGAGCGCAGGGAGGCGCTGTCCGGCTGCATGTCACCAAGGGCAAAGCCGATGCAGCAGATATGCCCATAAGCGCCGTCGAGCGACGAGCGGGCGATAGCATCCTGCACCGCCTGCGCCTTGTCGTTGGCCTCCCACGCCGCAATCGTCTCGGCCTTCTTCATCTGTGCCGGCGGCTTGACTGTCTCGGCAATGATGGCGTGGGCTTCCGGCGATTGCGCCGGGATGGTTTCGATGTCAAAATAGAGGTAGTTCATCGGGTCAATCCACGTATTGAAGGTCAAGCTGAGCCATGACTTCTGGCTGCGAGGCGGTGTCTCGGAGAAGTTGGGCCATGCAGCCGCCGCAAGCGGTGAAGCCCTGCTGTGTGTATTTGAGCATCCTGCGCATGGTCGCGACGGGATAAGTCACCCTGTGAAGCGCGAGCTTCTTGCGCCCTAAATCCCACAGCGCTTCCGGCGTCGTCACCAGTTCGGTCTTGTCGAGGGCGAACTGCGTGATGGTGTAGTCGAAGCTGTCGATGACATCTTCCGCGCTGGCGTAGAAGCGGAAGCGGATCGCCTGAATATCGACAGGCAAAGAGCTATCGCCTACACTGCCCTTCCAGTGCTTATGATGCTCCGTCTCTCGCACCAAAGACAACGTGGAGGGCAAACCAGATTCCCACGCCGAGAGATGTTCGGCATCACGGAAGAAAAAATCGAAATCACTGTCGAGAGAGTGCTTGATAAGGGTTCGCCGGATCGCGCCGCCAGCGCACCAAGCATCCTGCTTCACCGCATTGAGAACATGATACAGATCGTCGGTTTTGCAGTCGGATCGCTCGCAGAAATCTGCGAAGTCAAAGCGAAGATATGTCACGACGCCCTCCTGTCGGCTTCGGCCATGAGGTAAAAGGCGATCTTCTCGCGGGCCTTCTCGAAGCCATCGACGCGGATCAGATCGCGGATGATGTTGCGGGCCTCGTAATCGAGCATCCCGTCCGGGCGCTCACTTGCCCATGCGTCATCGGGGAGGCGGGTATGGGGGTTCATTGGCCTGACTCCTGATCGAGTGAGGCGAGGGCGGCGTCGATTTCTGCGAGCGCATATGATGACGGCTCGATGAAGAGCATGCTGTTGGCTTTGCCGTCTGCAGCGTCTGCGGTTGCCTTCCAAAATGCGATCTGAGCGCGCGCGGCTTTCAGCGCCTCTACCAGCTTGTCATGGCTGTTGGCGGCACGGACGATGAAGGCGGCGTTTGCTTTGCCTTCGTCAGCATTGCCCCACATTGAGCAGACGGCCTCACCCGTATCGGCATGCCCTATCTGAACGCCGCCGAAATCGTAGACCTTCCATGGTGTCGGGATATTTTTGGCCTTGCTCATATCGGCATCCTTTCGAGCGCGCCCACGAACAGCACCGTGCAGGCGATGAACAGGGTAAGGGCAGGGAAAAATTGAGGGGGAAGGCCGCACATCACGCTGCCCTCGCTTCACGCTGCCAAAGCTTGGCACCGAACCGGCGAAAATATCTGGCGATGGCGACACGCTCGGCAGCAATCCGAAGCTTGGCCGCGTCATAGCGCCAGTGGCCGGCAGCGCGCAGAACACGCTGGTTCTCGGCCTCATTCGACCAGAACTCGATTGCCTCGTCGGTGGTCAGAAGCGGGTTGACGCGAAACAGGTTGATGTAGCCCCAGAAGGAAGCCGGATCGGCAACGAAGCCATCCACCAGCTTCACGCGGTCGTAGTGGGCCTTGCGGGCGGCGCGGATGCCAGCCTGGCGAATGTCCTCGAAAGCCGCGAGCATGGCGGGGCTGTTGCCGATGTATCCGCACTGTTCCGCAAACTGCTGAGTGTATGCGTTCATGGTGCTTCTCCTGTCAGGAGGGGGAAGGAGTTAGGCGTCCTCGACTTCGAGGCGCTCGATCAGCGTTAGAAGCGTGGTGCGCATGCTGATGGTGTCGCCGGGGGTCCCCTGCCCGTACGCTTTCTGAAGGAAGCGGTTCTCGGAGGACATGTATCTGGCTGTTCCGTTGATGATCTCTGCTCGGACGAAGGCGTCCCGCGTCACATCAACATCATCGAGAAACCGAACAGTCAGCGCGCCTTTCCGAGAGTTGGTGCGCCAGATTTCGCCGGCCTTAGCTTCAGTTGCATTCATGTCGCTTCCTCCATCCTTTTGTCGTCCGGTGCAGATCAGCCGGGGCTTCTTCGTGCGGGGTGAAAATCCATGTCAGCCGCGAACGAGGGCAAGCCCCCATCCCGGCGACGTGCGAGAGTTCTTTTCCTGGTAGGCCCCAACCGAACGCCGCCACGTCCATTCAGAGCGGCGCGGCAGGCCGAAGGCGGCAAGGACGCGATCAACCTCGACGGTGACCGAATGTTCGCTTGCAGAGACGGCGACGACCGTGGCGGGAACTGCCGGCAGGTCGCCCGGCATGAAGGCATAGACCTTGTGGCCGATGACGAGATCGCCCTTGCCGGGCCTCTGCGTCTTGACCGCGCGCTTTGCCATCGTCCTTCCCTTTCGTGCGGGGTGAAATCTCGTGGTGGTCAGGCGGAGACTTGCTTTCGAGCAAGCGCGAGGCGGTTGAGAAGCGACATCGGGCAGGAGCGACGTGTGGCGAATTCCTCGCCGACTTCCTTCTCAAGGCGCTCAACTTCTGTCTCAGGATCGACAGGCCACACGCGGCCATGGGAGCCTTCCCAGCGAGCCTTATCGGCAAGCGCCTGCTCAGCACCGAGCCGCGACCCGGTGAACGGGAATGATCCGTATCCGTGTACCAGGACCATCCATTCGCGCTTCGCCATCATCTCTCTCCAATCTATCCGGCCCGCCGGTGGCTGCCGCTGTTCCTGTCCGGTGCAGATCGGCTGAAAGGCTTCTTCGTGCGCCGGGTGATGGGATGGAGTATGGAAAACTCATAATGATCTGTCAACAGGAATTATGGAAAAGTCATAAAAAAGATTGCCCCGCCGCGAATCGCATGGCACATTGCCCCTGCCGAAACGCAAGAAGCCCCCGCACACGGCGAGGGCTTCGAGGTCAGTTCAGGGCTGTGATGATGGTCGCAATGCCGAAGAGGCAAAGGGCCACATTCAGCTTGATGCTGACGATGAGACGAAGGTTCTTTCGCATGGAAGTTCCCTCGGCTCGTCGCGCGACGAGACCGTAAGGTTTCGCCGTTGAGCGCCGGGATGAACGGATAAGCCGCCGTTCGCCCGATTTCCGGCCCGCTTCGGGGTGAGCGCTACACCTCTAGGCGGCCCTGCTTGGTGTCCGATCCCGCAAGTGCCTTCCCGGCAAGTGGGGTTGTCGGAGCAGGATGCGGTTATCCCTGCCTCGTTTGCCCGATCACCAGTCGGATCGAGGCAGGGGCCGCAGTCTGATTTGAGCGTGTCGCATGCGAGTTGTCGAGTCATGCGGCGGCAAAAGAAAACCCCGCTGGGATGATCCATGCGGGGCGCGACCGAAGAAGCCGAGTGCTGAGAAGTTGCCAGTGAGGTATCAAAATACCGCATCGGGCACAAGCGAAAAGGCGGGTCGCGTGGTGGTTATGGTCAGGATTGCGTGTCTGCTCGGATGCTCCCGGCGCAATTCGATACCACGATCACCAAAGCGACGGTCTTCAAGGGTTATTTCCCCGTCGCGCCGATCATCCGGTGCATGAATATCCCAAAGGTGGCCTGACCCTAATCAGGACGGAACCGGCAGGGGTGACGGCCTGCTTGATAACCGGATTTGCAATTCGCAAGGAACCTGAAGCACCTTTTCACGCATTGTAAGCCTCAAGCGTACCTGGCCTGACCAGCCATACAAGGGTTGAGGGTGAAGCGGAGTAGGGCGCTCCGAAATCAAATGCTAGCTTCAGGGTAAGCCGGTTCCAGACATGCTTAGCTGCTATTGCTTGCAGCACCCGAGGCGGTTCCTGTGTGTGAAGGACCGTCTAATGATAGAGCTGTGTCTGAATCTACCCGCACGCCACAACCGCTAACGATGTTCCGGATTTGTTCTTGACGGAAATAAAGCGTGATGGTTGGATGGAGAAAAAAGGGAGGGGAGATGAGGCGAGAATTTGAGCGGCTAGTCAGGGCTCTGCCTGATGAGGCTTCGGAGAGTTTTCTTTGTCTCGGTAAGGCTTTGCAAGCTTGCGCAGAACATCGGCGTAACTTTCCTGGATATCGGCAGGAAGGCTATCAAAAATCTCAAGAATCTCGCGATGCCTAGTGGCTAGATCCACCATAGGGCCCGATCCCCGCATCAGCCACTCGAAACGAACTTTGAAGCGGCGGGCATACAGTTCACCCTTATCAGCGCGGAAGCCGGAGCTTCCGTTCTCATGGCCGGCGTAAGTCGGATAAGGCACGCCAACAGCTTCCGCCGCCTCGCGAGCGGAATCAAACCCGGCCTGCTTCCGCGCGGCCACCAAACGCTCATGTAACTCCATGCTTATGATTTTGCCATATTGAACTATGGAAAACCCATTGACATTAATCTATGAGTTTTCCATAATCACAGAATGACACAGGCAATCGACGTAAAATCCATTCGTGAGGGCCTTGGGCTGACACAGGCTCAATTCGGTCACCTGGTGGGCGTGGATCAAAGCACAATCTCCAATTGGGAGAAGGGCGAAACGAGGCCCCGAGGTCCCGCCATCAAGGTGATTGAGAGCGTCCGCGCACAATCCTCCCGCCTCCCCCGCTCCAAGCAGGGAGAGAGAGCATGAGCGACATAGCGATCATGGCCGCCTCATTCTTCGGATCAGTTTCTGCTGGATACGTCATCGGCGCGTACGGCGGAGAGAACGGCTTGTCTTTGGGTCGGGTGCTTATCGGGGCGACTGTTCCGATTTGCCTGTTTGCTTTGCTTGCGGAGGCGGCGCGATGACCACGAACACCGTGAAGCACACGCCGGGGCCGCTCGACGGCTCGCATTGCCAGCAGGTGCCGTGCACAATTTCCGGCTTCTACCACATCGTAGAGGTCGGCAAGGATCGACCGGCCATCGCCTATGTCTGCAACAAGGGCGACGCGCATCTCTACGCCGCTGCTCCTGATCTGTTTGAAGCGTGCAAGGCCCTGTTGGCTGACTGCGAAGAATACTCGCGCATCAACAACCTGCACAACGACGACGGCAAGCCTGCGACCAATCATTCGATGCGCATGGCTCTCGCCGCCAGCTCCAAAGCCGAGGCTCGCTAGACCATGACCGACGCGCGCGAATGGCAGCCAGCGGAAACCGCGCCTCGTGACGGCAGTGAGTTCATCGCCTGTAATCGAGGATTTGCGCCGTTCTCGTGCCAGTTCTGGCGAGGCGAATTCGTCCATTTCGAGCCGGAAGATGGGCCGATCTACTATTCGTTCGAGTTGTGGCAGTCGCTCCCTGCTCCCGCCCCTCAAGAGAAGGGGAGGTAGCCCATGACCCCGACAGAGAAACACCGCGAGACG